TGGGAGCGGCAACGATGATGGCAGACCTTCCGGCCCGTCCCGCTTCACCGTGGGATGACCCGGATTTCTCGATCGCCGGCATGATGCAGAGGGTGGCCGCGTGAGGCTACCTTTCGGCATGCAGATCACGCGCGCGCGCCCGGCTGCGCCCGAGCAGCGGACCGGGTACACGATCACGCAGAACCCGAGCTTTGAAGAATGGCTGGCCTTCTCCGGGCAACAGGGCGTGGCCCTGCCCTCGGTCACCATCCGCTCGGCAATGCGCGTTCCCGCGTTCTTTTGCGGTGTGTCGTTCCTCACCGGAACGATGGCCACGATGACGCTGGAGCAATTCCGCAGCACGCCCAAGGGGCCGGTGGCCACGACGGACCTGCTGTCAAAACTGGTCCGGGACGCGCCGAACCCGGAGTGGTCGAGCTATGCGGCTCGCCGGTATTTCTGGACGCAACACTTTCTTCGCGGTCGCGGCCTGCTCGCGATCATCCGCCAAGGCGGCCAGCCCGCCGAACTGTGGCCGATGAACACCGCCGCCACGATGGTCACGCAAAACGCGTGGGGCGAAAAGACCTACACGACGACGTTCAATAACGGCTCCAATGCGATGACGCAGAGCTACCAGAGCGCCGACGTGATCGACGTTCCGTTCCACCTCAACGAGGACATGGTGACGGTCCAGAGCGCCGTCCACATTGGCGAAAAGGCCCTCCAGCTCGCCCAGGCGATGAACGACTACGGCGCGACCTTCTTCGCTGGCGGGGGTGTCCCGCCGCTGGCGCTTGAGGGACCGCTGGCGACCGGCCCCGACGCGATGAAGCGGACACTGACGGATATGTCGGCGGCGATCGACGCGGCGCGCAACAGCGACACGCCAATCTTTCCGATGCCGCCTTCCTACAAGCTTAGCCCGGTCGGCTTCGACCCGGCCAAGGGGCAGATGACCGAGGCCAAGAAGCTACAGGTTTTGGAGATCGCCCGCGTTCTCGAGTTGCCGCCGGTGTTCCTGCAAGACCTCACCTTCGGCACGATGGCGAACACCGAGCAACAGGATTTGTTCGTCGTCAAACACCGTATCAGCCACCTCGCCAGCGCCTTTGAGCAGGAAGCGAACCTGAAACTCTACGGGCAGACCAACGCGAAGCGCTACGTTCGGCACGACCTGGACAGCATGCAACGCGGTGACTTCCTCACCCGGCAAGACGGTCTGGCGAAGTCGGTGCAGGGCGGCATCCGTACGCCGCAGGAAGCACGCCGCTTTGAAGGCCTCCCGGATCACGACAACCCGGCGGCAAATGATCTCTTTATGCAGGGCGCCACAATGCCGCTCGGCACCCTACCGAACACAGGAGGCGGGGCGAATGACCCTGGAACGACGAGCAACTAGTGAGCCGGTCCAGCCGAAGGGCAATGACGGCAGCACGATCGGCGGCTATGCGGCGGTATTCAATAGCCCGGCCGACATTGGCGGTTCGTGGATCGAGGTCTTGAAGCCCGGCGCGTTCCGCGACACGCTCAAGAGCGGCGAGGACGTACTCGCCCTTTATAGCCATGCGCTTGAACGTCTGCTGGGCCGCCAGAGCGCGGGCACGCTGCGGCTGTCCGAGGATACCAAGGGCCTCGCTGTGGAAATCGACCTGCCCGACACAACCGATGGCCGGGACGTAGGTGTCTTGGTCAAGCGGGGCGACCTCAAGGGCATGTCCTTCGGCTTCTGCGTCACGAAAGAAACGTGGGACCAAACGACCGAGCCGCCCACCCGGACGATCGAAGCGGTTAACCTTCGCGAAGTCACCGTCACCGCCGACCCGGCCTACGTGGATACGGAGATCGGCATGCGCTCGCTCGAAGCGGCGAAGCGCGCCCGCAAGACCCAGAACTTCTCCGCTGCCGCGCAACGCGTCCGGCGGAAGATCACCACCGACCTGCGAACGCGCGGGCTGGTGAGTAAAGCCTAAGCACTCCCGCCCACGGCCCAATTGCAATCGCCCGCTTCGGCGGGCTTTTCCCGTTGGAAGGAATTAAATCATGTCCCTTCGTCAGCTCCAGGAAGAGCGCGAAAAGCTGGTCGTGGCCGCCCGTGAGCGTCTGGACCAGATCAATGACAACACCGACGAAGCCCGCGCGGCCGAGCTGGAAACCCAGCACGACGCAGCGCTGGCCGAGCTGGACAAGCTTGATGCCAAGATCGGCCGCGAACAGCGCGTTGCCGATGCCGAGCGTCGCCAGGACGAGTTGCGCGACAGCGCGGCGCGCGAAACCCGTGATCGCCGGCCAGTCGGTACGGTCGACGGCAGGGAGCAGCGCGGCGACGGCGGCGAACTGTCCTATCGTCAGGCGTTCCATATGTACCTCCGTTCGAAGCTGGAGGATGGCCCCGCTCTGACTGACGAAGCCCGCGCGGTTCTCAAAACCGGCTATCAAGAATTGAAGCCGGAAGAGCGCGCCCAGACCACCAGCAACACGTCGGGCGGCTACACCGTGCCGGTCGAGCTCCAGGCTGAAATCATCAAGACGATGAAGCTCTGGGGCCCGATGTACGATCCGGCGATCACGCGCGAAATGGTCACCAGCAGCGGCGCGGGTATGCCGTGGCCGACCGTGGACGACACTGCCAACAGCGCCTCCGGCACCACGCAGGGTACCACCCTGACTGATGACGGATCGGGCGACGTGGTCTTCGGGCAGAAGCAGCTTGACGCGTTCTCGTACTCGACCCCGTGGCTCCGCATTTCGAAGGAGCTTATGGATGACTCGATCGTCAATATCGAGTCGGTCATTGGCGACCTGCTGGGCGAGCGTCTGGGTCGGCTGGCCAATACCCAACTCACCACGGGTTCGGGTTCGTCGGCGCCGAACGGCATCGTCACCGCCACTTCGGCGGGCAAGACGGCAGCTTCCACTACGGCCTTCACGGCGGATGAGATCATCGACCTCGAACACTCGGTGGACGCGGCTTACCGCATGTCGCCGAAGTTCGCGTACATGTTCCATGACCTCGTGCTGGCGGCTGTGCGCAAGCTCAAGGATGGCCAGGGCAACTACCTGTGGCAGGCGGGCAACGTCCAGGCTGGCGTCCCTTCGACGCTCAACGGGCGGAACTTCTGGGTCAACAACGCCATGTCGTCGGCGTTCACGACCGGCCAGAAGCTCATCCTTGCCGGTGACTTCGGCAAGTACTTTGTCCGCAAGGTCGGCGCTCCGCTCATCGGCGCTATCCAGGACAAGGACTTCTGGCCCGGCATCGGCATGGCCGGCTGGATTCGCTTCGACGGTGACCTGATGGACACCGCCGCCGTGAAGCACCTCAAGCTGGCCTAATCGCCGGCAGGGAACGGGGCGGGCTTCGGTCCGCCCCCAACCACGGGAGCGTCCAATGAAAATCAAGCTGACCACTGGCCTAGCCGGTGCCGAGTGCAAAGCGCCCGGCGACCCACACGAATGCGATCAAGCGGAAGCAATCCGTATGATCGAGGCAGGCTTTGCCGTGCCCTATGATGACACGCCCGCGAAGAAGGAAAAGGCGGTCAAGAAGCCCCCGGCGGAAACCCGCTAATGTGGCTGTCCCCGATCGTCACGGCGGAACCCGCTGCCGAACCAGTCTCGCGAGCGGAAGCGCTGGCCTTCCTTCGGGTCACCGCCGGGGCGGATGACGCCCAAGTTGATCAATTCATCACTGATGCTCGCCAGCATGTCGAGCGCGTTACGGGTTCCCGGCTGATCACCCAAACGGTTGAGCTAAGGGCAGGTTCGTTCGCGGACCTGTCGCGGCTCCCGACCGGCCCGATTAGCGCGGTCGCGTCGATCAGCTATCAAGATCCACAGGGCAACATCACCGCCCTTGCTTCGGACCAATACGAACTATTCGGGGCCGGGCTCGATTTCGGCATCCGCGCCAAGGTCGGGGTATCCTGGCCAAGCGCCCGCGCCGTTGATGGCTCAATCGTCGTCACCGCCACCGCTGGCTATGGTGATGACGGCTCGAAGGTCCCCGCCCCTCTCAAGCGCGCGATGCTGTTCCTGATGAGCCAATGGTACGACAACCGGGGCATCGTCGTGGAGCGGCAACCCTTCGAGGTGCCGCATACGGTCATGGACCTGCTGACGAACTTCCGCATCAATAGGAGCTAACCACATGACGATTGCCCTACAGTCGCTCGCGCGCGTGCGCGGGACGCTTTCCGCTGCCGGTGACGGCGGCGTTGCCTCACTGGACCTCAACGCGTCCCTCTCGAAAACCGTCGCGAACGGGACCGGCTTGAACCAGGCCAACGCCGTTTACGTCGATGATTTCAGCATTGCCGCTTCCGGCACGCTGAATATCGATCTCACCAGCCTCACCGATCGCTTCGGCGCGGCCTTGGTCTTTTCCAAGGTCAAGGAAATCCTGCTGGTCGCTAGCGCCTCCAACACCAACGACGTGGTTTACGGCAACGGGACAAACCCGTTTGTCGGGCCGCTGTCGGCGGGAACGGCGACGATCACCGTCAAGCCCGGCAACGTGTTCCATGTGTCGAACTATTCGGCGGCGGGCTGGACGGTCACCGACACCACGGCGGACACGATCAAGCTGGCCAACAGCGGGGCCGGTTCTGCCGTCGCCGGCACGATCGTTATTGTCGGGCTCGCCTGATGGCTGCGGCGACAGTCCACTTGCCCGACGTGATGCCCCGGCTCACGCTTAGCGTTCGCGTCACCGGCAGGCGTCGTCTTGCGGCGCGGCTGTGGATCGGTGCGCGCGTGCTGTGGCTCGCCTGCGTCATCATGGGCTGCAACGTCGAGCTTGCGGACGAAACGACCGCATGAACAACGCTGGCGACCTTGATCAGCAGATCGTGATCCAGGCGCCCACCATGACGCCTGACGAGTCGGGCGCGGACGTGCCGGGCTGGGCTGACGAAAGCTCACCGTGGGCCAATGTCTTTGAGACGCCCGGCAAGGAATACCTAAAGGGCGACGTGAAGGCCGAGGGTTACGCGGTGTTCAAAATCCGCTGGCAGCGGGTCACGCCCGTTAAGCGCGTCATCTGGCAGGGCGTCGTCTGGGAAATCGAGGGGGTCACCGGCACGCAACATAGCGGCTGGGCCTTCCTGCAATGCAAGACGCTGTGGGAGGCCCCAGAATGACGACGACAACCAAGTTCGTCCAGGGCGCCGACGCGGTCGAGAAAATGCTACGGTCGCTCCCCGAGCGCGTAGCGAAGAACGTGACTACACAGACGCTCCGGTCCGGCGCTGGCGTCATCGTGCGCAGCGCCCGCAAGAAGCTCCGCAGCAACCAGAACGTGGATAGCGGGGAGCTTTCCAAGAAGATCGGCACCCGCACCGTCAAGAAGTCCAGCAAGGGCGCGGCGGAAGTGTTCGTCACGATCAAGGGCGGGTCCGCCCAAGTCGTCCGCAAGGGCAAGAACAAGCCCACAAAGGCCACGCCGCGCCGTTACGCCCACATAATCGAGTTCGGGCGCGAGGGAGTCCCGGCGCAATCCTTCATGCGCGCTGCCGTCGATAGTGATGGAACCGCTGCGGTCGCAAAGATGATCGAGACGGCGGGCAAGGCCTTGAAGCGTGAGACGGGCAAACTCGCGGCGGGCAAAACCAGTTTCATCACCGGCAAGCGGCTCGGCTGATGACCACGCCAGAAGCCGCCCTGACAGCCGCGATCATCGGCGAGCCGTCGATTTCGGCGCTCATCGGCAACCGCTTTTTCCCGGTCGGCGGGCGGCAGCAAGAGCCCTATCCGTACGCCACCTATCAGACGATTTCGACGCAGACCGCGAAGCATCTGGACGGCGACGGCGATCTAGACTGGCCACGCTTTCAAATCACCGTCTGGGACAAGACCTCTCCCGGTGCCTCCGCTGTCGCGGACGTGATCCGGCGGTTTCTCTGCCCCACCCCATCGGTCGAGCGCGAAGGCGCGGGCCTCACCTTTTCAGCGACTTTTGAAGATCAGCGGGGGCCGACGCTGGACGAGATGACTCGGAAATACGGCTGCGAACAAGATTATTTCATCTGGCACGGAAGGACTTAAACGATGGCTCTGAAAGCTCAGACCACGACCATCCACATTTCGAACGAGGATGCCGACGCGACCGTTATCGGGTCGGCGACTTTCGCGAAGATTGGTGAGGTCACCAACATCGGCGCCCCGTCCGGCGAGGCGGCCGATATCGACACGTCGCACCTTGAGAGCGAGGCCAAGGAGTACCTGGTCGGCCTGCCCGACGAAGGTACGGTCGAGGTCGCGGCAAACGCCATCTCGGGCGATCCCGGCCACGACCAGTTGCTTGCCGCCAAGGGCGATCAGTCGCGCCGCTGGCTCAAGATCATCTGGTCCAACGGTGATACCTGGACCATCAAATCCCTCGTCAAGAAGTACACTTGGGCGGCGGCGGTGGATCAGAAGATCGAATGCGCTACGTCGCTTCGTCTCTCTGGCGGGTGGACGCGCTCGTGAAGGCGGTTCTTACTCGTGACGCAATCCTCGGGCACGTCTTTCCGCCGGTCGGAACGGTCGACGTGCCCGAGCTGGGCGGCCAAATCGCTATCGCCGGGCTTAGCGCCGGGCGGTCTGACGCGGTCCAGAAGCGGCCAAAGGACGAAAACCCGGACACCCCTTTCAACGTCTGGGCGACGATCACGTTCGCCGCCGACGCGGAAGGCAATCCGCTGTTCACCGAAGCGGACGCACCGGCCCTCGCCAAGCTCCCGGACGAAGCCCTGAATAAGATCGCCATCGCGGCGCTCGATATGAACGGCATGTCCAAGAAGGCCCAGGACGAAGCAAAAAACGACTCCGGGGCGACCGGGACCTCCGGTTCCGATACCGGCTCGCCCTCGCCCTTGGAAGAACAGTCGCCGAGCTAAACGCCACCATGTCGGCCGCAGAGTTGGCCGAGTGGAAGGCGTTCTATGAAATGGACCCGTGGGGCGAGCAACGCGCTGATCTCCGCATGGCCTTGGGCATGTGGGCCACGCTCAAGCCGCACTCGAAAGCGGCGATCGATCCGCTCGGGTTCATGCCGTACGCCGACGAGAAAAACGACATCCCCGACGACGTGACGGCCAAGGAGGCCCGGTGGATGACGATGCTTAACCGAAAAGCGGGGGAGGCCTGATATGAGCGGACCAGTTGCCTCCGTAGAGGTCGACTTCATCGCCCAGACGGCGGCGTTCAACGCCAATGTCACCAAGGCGGCGGCGAACCTCGCCAGCGAATCGGCCAA